CGTAAGCGAGACTATATTTGTTCTTATATTTTTGTATCTCAGGAACTACTTGCGGAATAAGTCCTTGCTTAGATTTCTTAACTGTAACTAAACTTCTAGGAGGTTCAATACCATTTGTAGAGTTAGTCACTAATGAAGAGCTCTCGCAAGGCATCAAAGCTGTAAGAGTACTATTTCTTAATCCATGCTCTTGAATATCTTTACGAAGTTTCTCCCAATCGTACGTATATTTCCTTTTAATAATATTATCTACTTCTTTACAATATGTATCAATTGGTAATACCCCTTTACTATATTTCGTACGATCAAACCATTCGCACTTACCTTTTTCTTGCGCTAGCTTATTAGACGCTTTAAGTAGATAGTATTGGATAGCCTCTGCTAACTCATCTGCTACTTTCAAAGCTTCTTTATCTTCATATGAAACTCCATTCTTAGCTAAGTAGTATGCAAAGTTAGTAATACCTACTCCAATACTTCTACGCTTTTTCATATTAAGAGCAGCGCTAACTGGGTATAATTGATGCTCAATAATGTAATCTAAAGCGGTTACTATATTCTCGCATATCTTTTCTAATTGATCTAGCTTATTAATAGTACCGACATTAATAGCCGAAAGAACACATAAAGCTATCTCACCGGTTTCCTGATCATCAATATGTTCTATAGGGGTTGTAGGTAATGTAATTTCTTGACAGAGGTTGGACATATTAACACTATCAAGAAAAGAGCTATGCTCATTAACATGATCCATATTCATTACATACATTCTACCTGTTTCTATTCGCTCTTGACAAAACTGCATAAACAGCTTACGAGCAGATATTTTCATCTTAGGTGTCTTTCTAGATGATTCATACTGTTCATACAATTCATAGAACGAATCTGAACCAGCTACAAACGCATCATATAGATCTGGAGCATCGTGAGGACTAAAAAGAGTTACAGGTTTATCATCAATAAAGCGCTTATAGAAGAGCTTGTTAAATTGAATAGAATAATCCATTTTACGGACTCTATTATCATCTGTTCCTCTATTGTTTTTTAGTACTAAGATTTCCTGAATCTCCTTATGCCAAAAAGGAAAGTGTGTTGTAGATGAACCACCACGTACTCCATTCTGTGTACAACACTTAGTAGTAGATTCAAACATTTTAAGAAACGGAATAACTCCAGTATGAACTACTTCACCATTTCTAATCTTAGAACCTACAGCTCGAATCCTTCCCATATTCAAACCAATTCCAGCTCTATTAGCTGTATAATAACCTACAGCTGTATTGGAATGAAATATAGAAGGTAAAGAATCGCCTACATCTATCAGTGTGCACGAACTGTATTGACGTGATGGAGTCCGAACACCACACATAACAGGTGTAGGCAAAGAGGTTTTAAATGTACTTGTGTCATTGTAAAAGGCTTTAATCTTACGTAAACGTACATCTTTGTTTTGATCACTAAACAGAACCATTGAGATAAGCATATACATATATTGTGGTGTCTCGTACACCTTATTGGATTGCCTATCTTTTAATAAGTATTTGTCTACTAATTGCTGAAGCCCGGCGTAGACAAAAAGATAGTCTCTATTATGCTTAATATAGTTATCTAACTGATTAAGTTCATCTTCGGTATATTGCTCTAATAGTTCTGGATCATATACACCAATCTTAATATTCTTTTTAATAACATCAAGTAGAGAAGGCATATTATCCGAAACTCCGAAGACTTGTTTTCGTAAATAGTAATTGAGTAAGTTTGCCGCAACTATTTGATAGTTGGGATTATCCTCTGAAATAAGATCTGCAGCAGATTGAATTAATAATTGATGTATATTAACAGACTTAATACCATCAAATACTTGCAGCTTTGCATTAATTTCGATATCGCTGACACTGACCCCTTTAATGTCTTTTGTAGCCCAAAATAACACCTCGTGGATCTTGTTAGCGTCAAATTCTTCTGTTCTTCCATCACGTTTAACTACATTCATTCGTAATAATTATTTTAATTAATTATTCACGAATATCAAGTTTAACGTTTTACGGTTGCTTGCCCAAAATAGAAACCAATAATTGCAGTCAAAGCTTGTCTAATCTCAGGTACTAACAGGTAACCCTCGATCTCGACAAACACAGGTTCAGTTTTAGTTCCTAACAATCCCCACAGTACTTTCTTAGTTATCATCTCTTCTACTACTATAGGGTGGTTAAAGAAAGTTATTACAAATGGAGCTAGAATAACTCCAAATAAAACACTAATAACAATGATACGCCGAACCCATTTGCCTGCATCTACACTAACACGCTCTACAGCTTTATCTGCAGAGATATCAGCAGCTTCCTTTTCTTTCATGAGCATTTCAAAACGCTTTTGTTCGTTTTCAGCTCTCTTGGCAACTATCTTAAAAAAGAACCCTACGATAGATCCCCCGAACATCGTCATAATTTCTGCAGGTATCATATAAGTATTTATAGAAAAAGCGCCCGAAGGCGCTTAGGTCTACTAACATTGCAAGGGGGAATTTTATTTCATCGACTGAACAATCTCCCGGCAATGACGAGCATGTTCAATTTCTTCTACTAATTTCTTAGCTTCTGCTACAACATCTGGATGCTCTCCAATACCTGCAGCATTATTAAGATAATTAGTTAAGTTCGCCTGAGCCTTCTTTTCTTCTCCATCAAAGATAGAGAAAAGAGCTTCTAGGATTTTTGAACCAGTATCGTTCAATCTAAAAATCCTTTCCGCTTATCATAAACTAAGCGATCGAACTTATCAGGAGTATCTTTATTGTTTTTATAAACCTTTTCGATATCCTCCTCATACTTAATTTTCTTTAGTCCTTCTTTATGAACTAACCGCGGGTCTTTGTTCTCTGAGGAATATTCAATTTCACGTTTTTCATTCGTGTAAATATCCTTTACAACAATTTTGTATGCATTCATTAGCATGTCTGAAATATTAACTTATTCTTAGATGTTTTGCAAGTTATTTTTTTCGGTTTGGTTTTACTCTTTATTATTAATGTAGCGATTTCAGCTTCAATATGTTTCTCGAAAAATCTCTTTAAGAATCGAGCTCCATATTTACGGCTATATCCTTGTTCAGCGATATGCTTTCTCGCGTCATCACTCATTACAAAATCTATTGTATTACTTTGCTCTAACTTTGCAACGAATTTTTTAGTTTCGATATCAACAAGATTATAGATATCGTCTTGATTTAAATGTTCAAATCTAATTATTTCGGACAAACGATTTAAAAATTCTGGTTTAAAAAACTTTTGTAAAGAATTTTCTAAATCCAATGTACTAATTGCTGAAGAACCAAATCCGATAGATTCTTTATCAAACATATCAGCACCAATATTACTTGTAAAAACTATAATACAATTTTTAAGATTAATTTTACGACCCACACTATCTGTAAGTTCTCCTTTATCTAATACTTGTAAAAATATATTAACGACATCAGGGTGAGCTTTTTCTATTTCATCTAACAATATTAAACTGTATGGATTGTTTTTAATGAAATCACATAGTAAGGACCTATCACCGTAACCAACATAACCTGGAGGCGACCCGATCAGCTTACTTACGGAATGTTGCTCCATAAACTCAGACATATCTATTTTTAAAAAGTTTTGCTTATTATAAAAAAAGTACTCTGAAATTAACTCACATAAATACGTTTTGCCTACACCAGTAGGTCCTACAAATAGAAATGAACCTAAAGGTCTATTTGGGTCTTGTAATCCTGTTTTAACTCTCTTAAAATGATATAAAATAGAGTCAATAGCTTTGAATTGCGAAACGTACTTATCCTTAATTGATCGTTCTACTTTAGTGAGATCAGGTAAACTACAACCACTTATATCAGTTACGGGTATACCGGTTTTAGTACTAAGGATATGTCTTACTGTTTCTTTGGTTATATTTTTTTCAAACTCTTCTAATTTGCTCTTAGTAAATTCTTTTTTAAGTTTATTAGCTAATGTAGTTTCTTTTCTTTTAAGCTTTAAACCTAGTTCAAAATCATGAGATTCTACAGCTTCGAGTTTTTGTTTATTAATTGAATCTAATTTTTGTTGTAATTGTACTAATTGTTCTGAGGTATTACCTGTTTGATTTTTTATATAAGAGCCACACTCATCTAATAAATCTAATGAGCAAGAAGGCTGACTTTTATCAGTTATATATCTACTTGATAGATTAACTATATCTTCAATAATATCTCTATCAAACTTTACATCGTGAAATTTTTCATACGTAGGTATCATACTAAACATAATGTGTTTAGTCTCTTCAAATGTAGTCTGTCTTACTGCAATATTTTCAAACTTAGAACTAATAGTAGTAATATCATCGATGTATTTTTTATAATCATCTGACGTACATGTACCTATAAAGTTAATATCATCACTACTAAACAACTCGCTAAAGTATTCTTCTATATTAGATGTACCATCTATACGAGTTATTAGGGCTATATCATTAATAAACAAAATAACATCAGAGTTCTTTTTTAAAAAATCTTGTAATGTATCTATTCTAGATTCAAAATCTCCTCTAAATTTAGTACCGCTAATTAATGTTTTTAATTTAAGTTCTAATATTCTTTTATTTTGTAGATGAGTCGGAGTTAGTTTTTTAGTTATTCTCCTTGCCAGCTCATATACAACTGATCGCTTTCCAACACCAGGCTCACCTGTAATAATAATATTTGTGTTATGTTTTTTACCTAAAGTTAAATATATCTTTTCGAATTCTGCATCGCGAGAAAATGTACTTTGTAATTCATTAATAGCAGCTTGATGAGTTAAATCTATAAAAAACGGCTCTAAGCTTTCTGGTATAGTTGTAGTAATTAGCTGCGCACTTTCTTTCTCTAAATTGCCAAGCTCTTGCTGTATGGCTGATTTTACATTATCAAAATTTAAACCATATTCAGAAAGTATAGAAGTAGCTACTCCATCGTTTTCGTATAAAAGAGAAAGAAATAAATGTATTACGTCTACAGTATTTTTATTGAGCTTCTCTGCTAGACCTTTTGCGAATTCTATAATTCGCATAACCCGTGGAGTAAAGTTAGGCCCAGCTTCTAATTTGAAAAGTTTATTATTTTCTTCTAACTGACATATACTACTTACTACATCTCTTAAATGAATGGTATCTACTTTTAATCTACTGAAAGTTTGCTCTAAAAACTCATCTTCACTTTCTACTAAACCTAGAAGCAAATGCTCAGTACCTGCGTACCTACATTTAAACTCTTCAGCGTAGTTTTTAGATAGTGCTAGAGCGCTCTGTGCAGTTTGACTAAACTTCATATATTCTTACTATTACTTATGAAGTAACTTATTGAACGCTACTGGTTTAAGATTCGCTTAGTCTATTACCTGCAACTGTTCCAGTTCCAGAAGACGTAACAGAGGTAAATGTACCATTTACAATAGCACCAGCATCTCCTCCAACGCGTACAGCCCATTCAGCGCTTATAGTAGAAAATCCAGTACCTGAATTACCTGTTGGCGGATATGGTAATACAGGAACATTACCATCAGTACCACCAGGTTCGCCAAGAGCACCACCGTTTAAACCACTCATTGCAGGGAAATTACTTATCACTACTGTATCTCCACCTAAACTTACTACCCCGCTTGGATTAGTAAAACCACCTCCATCACCCGGTCCGCCGGTACCACCGACGTTGCCATTTTTTAAGAAGATGTCACCAAACTCTGAATCTTGAGTAAACGTAATAGCTCCTGTACTTTCATCCTCTACCGCGCTAACAGCAGCTAAACCAGCAGAACCAACATTTGTACTGTGTATACCTTGACCACCTCCACCACCACTACCAGCAGACAAATATTGTAAGTTAGCCATACTCTCTGCGCTAACACCCATCGTTCCACCACCACCGCCACCTGCTCCGCCATATACGTTCCCAGCAGCAGAGAGAGTCACTACGTCAAAGTACGTGGACATGTTAACACTTCCTATAGCAAACCCACCAGATTCTCCTTCATGACTAAATGCGCTCACATCGTCAGTACCTGTACCATCAATTGAAAGGTCACTACCAGATGCCCACATAGTGCCATGGCCGCCACGACCACCCTTACCTACTACCGCAGCATTTTCTTCAACAATAATGTTTAATTTATTATTATTAAAATCTAAATTGTGATCTGGTTCAAATTGTAAAGCACCAGATACCGCAGACACAGAAAAGACTGACAACGGTGCGTTAACCGTAAAATTAATTAAAAATGAATTACTTGCAGAATTAGCAACAAAACCACTGTCCGCAGATAGTGCTTGCCATATATTAACACAGCTTAATAGAGTGTCACTGGTAGTATCTGCTCTATAAGTAGCAGAGATATCAGATAAAAATAATGACGCAGTTTCAAACTTATCGTTAACTAAAAAGTCTTGTACAGTTGTAGCACCTAGACTTGCGTTATCGCTCGGATTACTAAGACGTACACTCAAAGTTCTTGTCGCAAAATTTGACGTTAAATCATTAACAGCGCTCAGATCAAATACTACAGATGTAATATTCTTAGTAAACGTTATTGTACTAGTATTTTTTATTTCAATAGCTGATAATTGGGAAGCTCCAAAATTAGCAAAATCAGCTCCCTCGTTTACAACTGCATATTCTGTACTTAATGGAACAACTGGAGAGTATTGACTATCAGCTATGTTACTCGGTACAATTTCTAAATTAACACTTGTGTCTGCACCTGAAGTATAATCTACACCAGAATTAGGTGTACGTATTACTTGAACTCTACTAGTAGAACCCTCTTCTAACGTACCAGTACTACCTGAAAGAGATACTGTAAATTGTTCCCCGATCGGAGTAATTGTAATAACAGCTGTGTCGCTTTCAGGGTCAATAACACAGTTGGTATTTTCTTTTAAAACAATATTAAATGTCTTACTACCACCACTAAATACTTGATCAGTAAAACTAGTAATAGTAACAGTATTAGTACCTTTAGGGAAAGTTAGTATCGATGGGTCTGAACTATCGATGTAATCAAAATCTCCTGAGGCCGCAGTACCCAAAGTAGTATAATATTGAAAGCTACAAGCAGGAGCTCCTGTTAAGACATTAACTCGAGATACTGTTATGTAGAATTCCTCACCCGCATCAACTGTTTTTGTTAGAGCATCAAATTTTACGACATTTGGGAACGCTGTTTGATCACCTGGTAGATAAACTGTATAATCAGATGGTGGGTTATTATTTAATGACTCTTCTTTTATTAGATCAAACAATGCTGTTTGTTGGGAGTGTAATAATTTTAACGGTCTGTTTATTACATCTGTAAGTAAAGGTTCATTTACACCAATATATAAGTTGTGATTTTCCTCTAACTCAGTTGGTCTAGTAAATTCGTGAGGTACAATAGCGCTTAATGTTGGATAAGCTGCTAGACCTGATGTAGTATTATAAAAACTATAAATAAAGAATAATGATTGTAAATTAATTTTTTAGTAGTTTTATTAAATGTAATATTATTAACAACTTCTTGCGGTAAAACTAATATATTAGATAAAGAAAAATAATTACTATAAAAATTTTCATTATATAATTTTGTAGTTAAATGATTGTCAACAAATATATGAGTTGAAACTTCATTATTAAAAATATTATTAACATTTTTCCCTAAATATCGAGTAGTAATTGCTATGTATTCTTGTTCATTGATTTTTGTTGTATCAAAGGAAAGTATTTCCTGTCGGTCATTTGATGCAGGATCTAGTGTGATACCTACTGTAGACAAATCTAACTCTGACATGTATGTATTAAAATTAGATTTATAATATTTGTATATTCGGCCTGCATTGCTAATATAAACTATATTCTTATTAACCTTACTATTAACAATCTTATTAAAAGAATTGCTCAAATCTGTAGCAGATAACAAATTAAGCCTGGTATCATAAAAGGAATATAAAGACGGAAAAATACTCAAACTATTCGCTACTAGGTCAAATTTTATTACTCTACCCTTCTTAGAAAGAATATATCCAAAAACAGAGTCTGATGTATCAGAGTATCTATCAACAGTAATAGATACTAACTCCCCATAATTAGGATTATTAAACAGACTAGGGGCAGATACTTCATTTAAAAAATTAAAATCTAAATCAAATACTTTAACTGAATTGTGCCCATTGTCTAATATATAAACTCTATTATTGTAAACTGATAAACCGTTAGGACGGGATAGCTTATTTTTAGTTTGAGCTGTACCTTCTCCACCAATAGTCTTTAACAAATATCTACCAGGTCTTTTATTGTCGTTAATACTCGTTCTTTTTAAAGCTATATCGTTAGTAATTAAACCGGTAATATCAAATTTATAAACCGTGTTAGCTCCTTTATCTAATACAAAAAGAATATTATCAATTGTATCAACACTAACAACATTTTTAAATTTAAATGTTTTATTAAACTCTACTTCATTGCCGGATAATAGCGTAACTAAAGAATTTAAATCTTTATCTGCTTCATATACATATGAATCATTATTACTATAATTAAAGAATAATAACTTATTAGGGTCATCAGTATTTGTAGTTATAAATGTTTCTTGTAGGTTAGATAAGCTATTAGATTGAGTTGTACCAAAACCTGTTTTATTAGGAGTGTTATTAATAGCAGACAATGCAGCAGTCTTATCTGTCTGAACAGCTATAAATTTTGCTGCAGCAGAAACAGGAGTATTAGTACTTGCGATTTCAGCATTTGCAATAAGAAATAAATAGTTTCTATACAATCTCTTTATGCTTTCATTATACACATCAGCGATTGCAAAATCGTTATGACTAATAGTAATGTCGTCTACACTATATGGTAGATCTTCACTAGCTATTTGTAGTTTATCTAATACTCTATCTCTCGCATATCTAGAGTCCGAAAGAGATGTAACTTCACTGTATACTGAACTAGCCATTATTAATTATTTAACAAATAAACCCTTATTTAACAGATTGAAGTTGAAAGAAGAAGTGTAAATAATTATAATGCCAAGAGGGGTAAAAAAACAATCCAGACATAAAATAACTCCGGATCTTATTTTACAAATATATAAGGAGTCAAAATCCATGTCTGAAGCTGAAAAAATAAAGGTGCTTGCAAAATTAAAAGAACTCGTAAAATATATCGGTAAAGAGATGGTTGTCGATATATGAGTGAAAAGATTAATTTAACTTGGGAAGATATTAAACAAGACTGCAAGACATTAGCGGATAGTCTATCAAAAGAAAATATTACCTGTATTATAGGGATTGCTAATGGGGGCATGATACCTGCAACGTTATTAGCTAAACATCTTAAAGTAGATAAATTACTTTCAGCAAATTTGAAATCCTACGTAGATGATAAACCTAGAGACGGGGTACACTCTGAAACTGATGTAGTAAGGCTAATTACATTTCCTGACTTTGGAACTTTAAGAGATGAAGAAAAAATACTTGTAGTTGATGATTTAGCTGATACTGGAATGACTCTTCGCAAAGTAAAACAAATAGACTCTATTGTCACATGGGAGCGACCAGAACAAAATAAGTGGGTTTATTCTACGCTATATTACAAACCTAAATCTACATTTACACCTAATTATACAGTAAGAGATTTTGATAATGATCAATGGATAGTATTTCCGTGGGAATCTTAGAGATTAACTCTAACACCTGTTAGAGCAATACCTACTTCTCCACTAGCCGCGAGACCTAAATGTACTACTAAACGCTCGGTAGCGGCAACACTACCATTATACGTATTAGGTATTGTAATTGTTGCTGCATCAGGGACACCTCTCATTTTACCAGAAGAAATAGAACTACCGTTC